GGCGGTTATAATTTCGTGACGATGCCAGACGTTACGATTATGGGCAACAGAAACACGGTGTTATCGCCAAACGTCCGAGTGATGGGCAACAATAACAGATGCGAGGCAGGGTCGGACGGTTCGATTGTGTTAAGTGATGATGCAGTTGTTTCACAGCGCAGCACGGTTGTAGGTAATCGTAATGTGAACCAAGATGTGATAACCTTAGATTTAGAATCGACACTTACAATCACGTTTGTAGCAGCGTTTGATTTTATTATTGAATCGGTTACATTTTTAACAACATCCACAACTGAAACGATAGAAGTGAACACAGTGCCTTACACGTTTGGCGTGAAAATTTTAATCGGGCAAATTGTTGATGTTACCGTATTAGCCAACACTACAATCAATTTAAACATATACCGATGAGCGAAACAAGAGTAATATCATACAAAATAGAAGTTGACGATGCACCCGTAAAGTCATTAAAGCAGCAACTTCGTGAGGCCACATTAGAGGCGCAACGATTAGCCACAGCCGAGATAGTTGACGAGAAGGCGCTACAAGCAGCGATTCAAAAAACCGCTGAACTCAAAGACCAAATGATGGACGTGAACGAGCAGGTTACTGAACTTGCAGCTGGTTCGCCATTTGAGAAAATGAAAAACAGCATCGGAGGGGTGCAGGGCGCTTTGATGAACTTGGACTTTGATAAGGCAGCGACGAGCGCTAAGGCTTTGACCAACACGATAACTAATCTAAACCCTGCTGCAATGGCTTCGCAGTTTGCTGCATTTGGTGGTGTTGTGATGCAGTTAGGTAGGGCTGTTGGTATGCTTACGGTTAAGTTTGTTCAGATGGGTATTGCATTACTGGCGAATCCTATATTTTTATTGGTGGCTGCGATTGTGGCTATTGTGGCAGCGGTTGTAGTATTCCTGCATAAGATAGGCGTACTACAAAAGATTTTGGACGTGTTAATGATTCCGATTAATTTGCTAATTGATGGATTCTATGCGCTCACAGATGCCATTGGATTAACGTCAAAGGCAGCCGAAGAGGAAGCCGAAAAGATTAAAACAGCCTATGAAGATTCTGCTAAAGCAATTGACGAACGAGGTAAAATTTTAGAGGCGCAAGTAGGGAATGAATTAGAATTGCTTAAAGCGCGAAGCACGGGAACGGAAGAGGATTTAGAGAAGATTAGAAAGAAGGAAGAGCAACTGTTATTCGTTAAGCAAAAGGGCGCTCAGGATAGTTTGACTTTAGCCCAAAGCACGCTGAACCAAATGAAAAACAACTCCGAAATAACGGAGGAGGAATTAGAGAAACAGCGGTTATTAGTTTTGGATTTGCAGTTAGCTTATGACAAAGCAAAGACCGCATCACTGTCATATTTTGCAAAACAAATTTCTGATGCTTCAATTGCCAAAACAAAGGCTGATGAAGATGCTTTAAAAGCCAGCAAAGAAGCCGCTGATAAAGCGTCCCAAGAAGCTGATAGAAGAGCAAAAGAGGCATCACAAAAAGCCGAACAAAGAAGAAAAGAATTGATAGCCGCTGAACAAGCGAGAATTGTATTCTTAGAAGATTTAGAAGACCAAGCTATTGTTGACGCTGATGAACGAGAAGATGCTTTATTAGTCAGAAAAGTTGAAAGGGCTAAAAAAGAGATGGAATCTTCATTGCTTTATCAACAAGCAACTGCCGAAGAAAAATTAAAAATAGATGCTTCTTTTGATGCTCAAATATTAGAAATAGAAAACAAAAGAAAAGCAGCGGATGATTTAAAAGAAAAAGAAAAGGAGAATAAAGAACGTGCTCACTTAGCAAACATGAACGCCTTGCAGCTTGAGTATAATGCTATGTTGGTTGGAGAAGATGATTTCCAAGGTAAGTTAGATTTGAAACAAGCTGAATACGATGAAGAACAAAGGTTATTAAAGGAAAAATTAGATACTGAAGCTATCACTCAAGAAGAGTACAATCTTAGAAAAAAGATGGGTGAAGAGCAGTTAGCCGCTGATATTACAGCAATCAAAAAAGCCCAAGCAGATAAAGAAGCTGAAGATGTAAAAAAATTGGTTGATTGGGAAATTGCTCAAAAAACATACTTGAAAGATTCGGTTTTAGGAATAGCAAATGAAACGGTTGATTTGTTAAAAGCAGTTGGAGGTAAAAGCAAAGGAGTTGCATTAGCTGCATTAGGTATAGAAAAGGGAGTTGCGATTGCTAACGTGGTTATAAACACGATGAAAGAGCTGTCGGCAAACGCGGCAACATCAGCATTGAACCCAGCCAATGCAGTAACTTTTGGAGCAGCAGGGGCGGCACAACTTTTGAAGATGAACGCTGTCAGTAAAATTAGAGCGGGTTTAAGAATTGCTACAATTGCAGCAACTGGTATTTCAGGCGCAAAAAGTATTTTCGCAGGCGGCGGCGGCGACGGAGGCGGCGGAGGTGGTGGAGGAGGAACGCCACCAATTAGCGCAAGCATGGGACAAGCACAAAACACCCCGCAGATTAATATGTTTCAAAACAACCAAAATAACCAACCAATGAGCGGTGTAAATAGAGTATCTGTTGTGGATTATACCGACATACAAAACACTGGCAACCGTGTTGCTATGTTGCAAAATGCAGTATCTTTGGGGTAAAATTAAGCATATGATTAAGTACGTTAAAGGGAATCAAGAATATAAGTTGAAGAATTTACCAAAGGAAATTACTCTTTTGGAAATGTCAAAAGTTGCCATAATCTTAAAAGATGGCACTACCTTAGACAAAGTAGATACCTATTTGAAAGTAATTGATATTTTGGGCGATAAAGGATTATCCGATGTTATTTCGTTTACCAATATCCAACAGTTCGCTGACAATTTCCAAAAGGATGCACCGAAAAAAATCAAGAAAACAATCGAGGTGAACGGGCGCAAATATGTTTACAATCCTGAGCCAAGCGCACGAGCGGTTTCGTTAGTTGAAAAGAACATCACGAACAGTAACGGTTTGGTGTATCTGTTTGCCATTGCTTATGAAGATGAACAATTGACAATCAAAGAACACAACGACCCTGCGCACATTAAGCACAAAGTAGATATATTTGGTGATAATGTTATGGCAGACGTATCAACTCCCGTATTGGTTAAAATGACCGATTTGTTTATTCAAAATACAAAGCAACTGAATGAAAGTTTGGCAGTGGAAGCAAATCAATAAGGCTATTGCTGAGGGGTTTATTTCGCGCATGATTCTATTCGTTTCTATCTTAACGGAAACACCAGAAGAGGAAATTGAAACTTTGCCATCAAGTGAACTGATAAAACGGTTCAAAACGATTCAGCACTTAGGGCAAGTTCATGACAATAACAAGGACGTTATTGATTTGGGTATTGACTTGAAATTAATTCCGTTTAAGCAACTTACATTCGGGCAGTTCATTGATTTGGAAACGATGGTGTCTGAGGATTGGGAAGGCAATTTCTGTAAGATAGTTGCATCAATTTACCTACATGATTCTGGTGGTGGATTATACGACACGAAGCCTGAGCCATACGAACATATTAACGTTTCACATCGTGCCGAACTAATTGAGGAGTGTGAAATTTCGGATGTTTACGGAGCGGTGCAAAAGTACCTTAAATGGCGACAAACATTCTTTAATTCTTACGAACTATTTGCTGACCCGTTTGAGGGTATGGATGAAAGCAACGCAGAGGATAAAGAGGTTATTGAGCAAGAAAAGAAACGCTTGCAAAATAGCGGTGACCAATGGATGAACATTCTCAACACGCTTACTGATAACGACGTAACCAAGTTTGAAGACGTGCTACGAATGAATGTTTATTTGGTGTTTAATCAATTGACACATTTGAAATCCGTAACAAAAAACAGTCTTTCTACGTTATAAGCGTGGAGCAAATTGCAGAATATTACGTTACCCTAAAACCAACGCATGACAAAGGCAGAAACGCCGATGGAATGCACCATATTGCGTTTGTAGAAGACCCTGCAATTGAAGAGATAGGCATCTACCTAAATGCTCATGATTCGCGAATTGTAGCAGATGAGCAAATCAAATCAAAGATTTTAGAATACTTAAAATCATGCGGTCAAGAAGTTCCATCACATTGGCGCGAAGTTACCGACGAAGAGTATCTGGCAGCGCGTGAAGTTGAGTTGACTACCGACCCTACAAGCCGCGAATCTTATAATGATTTACCAGACCCGAAAGGTGGCGGTCAGTGGCTTGTTAGATACAAATATTTCGGGCCGCGTGACGATAGAAATAGAACATTTTGCTCAGAGGTTTTATCCTTAAGCAGAATCTACACTGAAGAGGAAATACAAAACGGTTTATCTAATCCTGAGTTTGGCAACTATTCAATATTTGACTACAAAGGTTCGTATGGATGCAGACACGTATGGAAGCGCCAAATCTATTATGAAGATTACGAAGATGATGAAGTGCGCAAGGTGGGCTTCGTGCCGCGCGTTGTTTCACGTTTAGATGACACCGATGCAACTACCTTAAATGCGTATTTGTCTAAAGACGAGAAGATGCAGGTAGTTGCTCCGTTGCTTATTCCTGAAAAGAAAGTATTTCGCAATGATGAACTTGGAAGGTACTACATGATATTTTCTAAAGAAACGATAACGGAACTTCGCGAAATAGCCCATCAAAAAGGTATCTTAATGAGTAAAAACTTGTTCAAAGATACCCACGATGGAGGCATAGCACCGAGCTATATTTTGGACGAGTGGCAAATCGAAGACGAAAACGACAAGGCTTATACTGAGTATGGTTTCAATATACAAAGATGTCCCGTGGGAACTTGGATGGTGATGAGCCAAATCACAGACAAAGAATACTGGAAAAAAGAAATTAAGCTAAATAAGAAACACGCGTATTCAATAGAGGCACTTATTAATTTAACAATTATAAAAATGTCAGCTATTCAAGAATTTGGTGACGTTGTGGTTTTTAATAAAAAAGGTGAACTTCTTATTTTGCAGAGGCATGAAAATGACGATTACGAACCCAATAAAATTTGTTTTGCGGGCGGTAAAATTGAAAAAGGGGAAGATATAAAAGTAGGCGCATTACGTGAACTTAGAGAAGAAACGGGTATAAATGAAACAGATGCAAGATTTATTCAAACGATTGAAAATTCAAACGGTAGTAAATCGCATTATTTTGCTGTAACAACAAACCAACAATTCACTCCAAGCGATGAGCATAAAGCGATGAGTTGGGTGAAAAACTTAGATAGCATTCCAAAGGAAATGTTTATCGAAGGCGATAAAGAAAGGTTAGTAAATATAATTAAATTAGTACAAATGGCAGAAACACAAAAAGTTGTTTTACCTGATGGCGAGCACTTAATCAACGGAACTATCTATGTAGTTCAAGGTGGTGAAGTTGTATCGACTAAAGAGGTAACAGAGCAACAAGAAGAAGTTATTGAAGAGGTTGCTGAAAACGCAGTTGAATCAATGACAGTGCACACAGAGGTGAAACCAGAAGAACAGATGTCTGTTCACACGGAAGAGCCTAAGCCCGTAACAGAAATGGAAGCGGTAATACCAACACCCGAAGCACCAGCGGAGGACGAAAGAGTGAGTAAATTAGAATCTCAGATGGGAGAAATGGTAACTGAAATAGCAACGCTTCGCGCGATGCTTGAAACACCAGCACCCGTTGAAGATGTCGAAGTTCAAATGAGTGGTTCATTGTGGCGTTCAATTGCCGCGTTAAGAAGTAAAAACTAAAAACAAATAAAAAATGAAAAATAACGAAACCGTTACATTCAACTTTGGTGAGAAGTCAATCTCACTATCTGCAAGCGACTTCATGAATGGAGTATCTTCAACTGAGGGCGTTAATGCCAACTTGGCAATGACCGTTGATGCCTCAGCAAACTACGCTACAAACGCGCAGGAGTATTTCACACGTGCAATGATTGGTGACGAGGCATCACGCACAAAGTTTCGTCAATTGCTTGGCGTAAAAGACCGCGTGAAATTGGGTGGTGTTACAACCACAGGCATAAACATCAAGCCTTATGCTGCGGTATTTAACCCTGATAACACAACTGTAGTTCAGAAAGAGTACGTGGTGCAGCCTTTGATGTGGGGTACTAAGTTCGATGTTCGTTCATTGGAGATTGCCTTCATGTCAGACCAATTAGCAAAAGGGTCAAACAACTTTAGCGACCAATTTGCATTCATGACGTTTTTCTATTCTGAAATTGAAAGACGCATCCAAGAAGATATGGAATTGTTGACGTTTCAAGGCGTTTTAGCTACTGATGGCGTTGATGGATTGGAAACATTGTTGGCAGTTGATGGTAACGTATTGTTTCCAACAGCGGGCAACGGTGGTGTGGCTTCGACTGTTACGTCTGCTAACGTAATTGCGAAATTGACACAAGCGAGAAACGTTGCTCCAAAGGCAATTCGTAAGCGTTCAGACTTCGTTTACATCGTTTCGCAAAACGTGTATGATGCTTTGGCTGATATCGTAGCAGACAACAAAGCAAGTGGTTTGTATTACCTTGAGGCTGAAACAATGCGTTTCCAAGGACGTGAAGTATACCTTGCCGATGGTGCATCTGACAATACAATCATCTGTACCTACTGGGAGAACTTGGTTAACGTGATGGACTTGATGTCTGATGAAGTTGGATTCAACACAGTTGACTTTATGGGGACAACTTTGGAGCGTTCAATTGGTATTCGTGCCGACTTCAAGTTTCAACCATCGTATGTTAACTCAAACGAAATCTACTTGCACACATTCTAATTAATTGAGGGGAGTTGAAATATACTCCCCTTTATTTACTCACTAAAAAAAAATAGAAATTATGCCAGTATGTAGTAATTTAGTTGGTATTCCAAAGGACTGCGGGGACAACAATCAAGGCTCGATTAAGCGTGCTGCGTTGTTGGACTACGAAGATTTGGTATCCGTAACCTTAACAACGGGAGGTACAGCCGACACCGATAACATTGCGAGCGCGATTTCAATTGAAGTTGGCTCTCAGTTTGAGGAGTTTTATTTTCCGAAAGATACAAGTTCATTCACTCAAGAATTGGTGCAAGATTTGGCAGCAGACACGCACGGATTCAGCCAAACTTTGACGCTTGGATTCAGACGTATTGACACACGCAAGCGAAACGCAATTAGCGTACTTTGTGCAGGTCGAAGAGATTTGATTGCTTTAGTTGAAGATTGGAATGGTGATTGGTGGTTACTTGGTCGTGAGCAAGGTCTTCGCGTCACTGCAAGCACAATGAACACACAAGAAGGTCGCACAGCGGGGCAGTTAGCGCCTATCACTTTGACTGGTGAATACGAACCGACTATGTTGGTTAAAGTTCAAACAGCGGTTGCCGAGGCGTTTGTATCGTAACGTTCAAAATCAAAAAAAATAAAGGGGGAGTGTAACAGCTCCCTTTTTTTGTACGTTATAAGTATGGCAAACTTCGTTATCAAAAAGAATCAAGTCAATAACATTACTTTGACGCTTCGTGAGCGCTCACAGTTGGTCAATCCTTACTACCTTATTGTGTTTGAAAATAACTTCAGCACATCAAACGTATTAAAGTATGCGAGCGTATTAAACCAAGCACCCTCGAATATTCGTTATGATTTGGTAGTAATTGAAGAAACAGCCAGCCCCGATGCTTTGTTGGGTGAGGTTCGTATGTTAGTGGGCGAATGGTCGTATAGAGTATATGAAAGCGCCAATCAAACTTTGGATGTTTTAGAAACAACGGGTCGTATTTTGCAGCATGGATTAGTAATCGTAATTGAAGATTAAGATGGAAATATTTGGTTTAAATATAAGTTTGGGCAAGGCAAAAGAAACGCCAGCGCCAACTGAGCAGAAGGACTTTCACGGATTCAGGGCGGTTAACACGGAAGGCATGGATTTAAGCAAGCCTTTTGTTGACGATTATAATAGTCGCTCATTGCGGTTTGTGGAGTTTGGAGAATCTAATCTTTACCCTCAGATATTGAATCAGTTGTATGTATCAAGTCCGATGCACCAAGCGTGCTGTAACTTCAAGAAATACGCGCTTTGTGGTGATGGCTATGAGTGGGTTGGTTACGATGCTTTGCCAATGCCTGAGAAAATACAAATCGAGCAGTTTGAAATCATGTCGGGCCTAAAAAAAGGTCTGGATAAAATAACTTTAGATTGGATTAAGCACGGGCGTGTTATTGCGTTGGTTCGCTTTGACAAAGAAAACAATAAGTACACGCATTTCCGAATTGTCGACCCTGAGTACATCCGTAATTCACGAACGGATTGGATGTCTGATCTGCCTGCTTTGTACTACTATTCAAGAGATTGGGCGGTACGTCAAATAGGCATACAGTTTTCACACGTTGCACCAAAGAATTGGGACGAGTGGCAGGTGATGGAGTTGAAAAATGAAACGGGCGGATTCAGGTCTTATGGTATGCCTGACTGGGCTGCGAGTGCGAATTGGCAGGTAGTGAGCGCTGACTTAGGATTGTTGCACAAGTCGGCTATTGAAAACGGAATACAACCGAGCATTATTTGGAAGATACCTTATGTAATGTCGCCTGATGAGCGTAGTGCATGGGAGGTTAATGCAAGGCATTCTGGCAAAGGTGCAAAGAATTACGGACGCGCTATTAAGTTAGAAGCGCCATCCAAAGACCAATTGCCTGAGATTGACGTGGTAAACACAACTGATAACCACGCGCTATTTGAGCAAACGAGCAAAGAGCAAAAAGAAGAGATTGCAATTTCACACGGTATTAACCCTGCTTTGATGGGTGTTCGTATTGCAGGCTCACTTGGTCAAAGTGAAGAGATAGAATTTTCAGCAAAACAATTTAAAAGAATTTGGCTTAATTCAAACCGTAAAAAAGTTGAGGATTTCCTTAATGAGTTGGCGAAAACTTGCGGCATCAAAACACGTTTGAACATTAAAGAAACGGAGTTAATTGACTTCGCGATGGAGCAAGGCGAACAACAAACACAAGTTGTAAATGGTGAACCCGTTGCAGTTGACAAAGAAGCCGAAGCAAGAGCACAGTTAAAAGGTTCAGTTGGTGGTGTTCAAGGAATCATTGGTATTCAAACTGCGGTGTCTGAGGGCTTAACCGATAGAGGTTCAGCAATTGCTTTGCTTGAATTGATTTACGGGTTTAGCACAGCGGATGCAACGCGTTTGCTTGGTGATGTTCAAGAGGGAGCATTAGCGCCAATGACAACGGTTAACGGGCAACCTACTACGCAAATGGAGCAAATCACAAACGATGCTTTGCGAGGGCTTACAGCAAAAGAAAACATGGATATGATGCGTATAATTCGCGACTACGCAAAAGGCAAACTTGCAGAGCCTTTGGCGCGTACACGATTGGCTGCGTATGGCATTGATTCAGATACAATAACCGAAATACTCACGACATGATATACTACGTAACGGAAGAGTTCCTAAAGAATAAAACACCTATTACTCAGAATGTGAGTGCAAAGGACTTATCGCCATTTATTGAGATGACGGTTAAAACCTATGTGCAGCCTATTTTGGGGTATAATTTTAATCGTGAATTGTTAGAGAAATTTAACGATGAAACTTTGAGCGTAATCGAAACAGAGTTGGTTGAGTTCATTCAGTTCGTGACTGCTTTTTATGCGGTTTACGATGCGATTCCAAGCCTGACATTTAGGATTTCAAACAAAGGCATACAATCGCAATTTGGCGACTATCAAAATTCTGAAGGCGTGGCTACAGTTACATATTTACAAAACAATATGTTAAAGTTTGCAAAGGTTCACGAGAGTAATTTGAGAGCGTTTTTGGACTTGAATAGAAACGCTTTCCCTACCTACTTAGCTGAGATTAACAGGGATATTGAAGCGCCCGACCAAGGCACAACAAGAACAGATACAACATGGCTATAAATACACTTATAACATTACGGGATGCGTTACAAGCGTTCGCGGATGGGCACGGTCAAATACAGCGTATCTTTTTTGGCGCAGATGACAAACGTGCTCCTGTGCTTACAGATGCCGAGTTATTTCCTACTTTGTATGTTGCACCAATCGATGTATTAGTAGGTCAGGCACATAACACGCATAGACTTCGCATTTATGTTTACGAAAGATTGGATTCGGCTGCTTCCGATGAATGGGAAAACGCTAATGACACGAGCCTTATTCTGCGTGATATACGTGTGTGGTGGAACGCTTACGGAATAGATGATATACTAATTAGCGAAGACCCAACGGGAACGTTTAAAACCGATTCTGAACTTGATAACTTGGTTGGTTACTATGCTGAGTTTCTTTTTGAGATTCCCTCGCATGGACGTTGTGATGTACCTGTTGATATTGAGCCTATACCAGCGCCAACGTGCGAAGATGCTTCGTATATTGTAG